AGCTGAGGCGATACAATGGCTTCGAAACAATGGCTTAGGTGATATTGTGAAAAATGAAATCACAGTTAACTTTGGTCAAGGCGAAGAAAACAAGGCAGTAGAATATACTAACCTTGCACGGGGTCAAGGCTATGAACCATCTCAAAAAGAATCGGTTCATGCCTCGACTCTTAGAGTAACCATGGAAGATTGGAAGAACAAAGGTAATAATGTTCCTGAAGATCTTTTTTGGACGTTTGATGGAAATCAAACGAAAATTACAAGTAAACGATAAACGATAAACGATAACTATAGGAGGACTTTATGTCTAATAATACAAGTATGGTTAAAAAGAATAGTGCAGGTGCACTATCACCAATCAATCTAAGAGCCGATTCAGGTAAAGGAACAGAAGAAATTAAATCTTCGGATACTAATACTCCGATTTTAAAAATTCTTCACCAACTTTCTCCTGAATGTAATGAGAGAAGTGCCAAACATGTTAGCGGTGCAAAACCTGGAATGATTTATTCTAGTAGTTTTGGAACACCTATTGATGGCGCTGAAGGTTTGGATATTATAATCTGTCATTCACAGACTAGATATCCAGAATGGCAAGAACGAGGAGACAGTGCATTAGCACCTGTTGGAACTCACATTGAACCACCTAAAGATGCAGTAGAAGAAAGAAATGGGAGATACAGATTATCTAATGGTAATTACTGTGAAAAAACCATGTACTTTTATGCTATTGCATTAGTAGATGGTGAAATGAGAAAAGCTGTAATACCTATGAGATCATCAAATTTAACTCCAGGTAGAGAATTAAATAATTTAATTCAAAATTTAAGAGCTACAGATGATAAAGGCACATTTAGACCTGCAGCATATTCTGCTATCTTTAATTTAAAGACTGCAGGAAAAAGTTGGGGGGATAAAAATTGGCATGTTTATAAACCATCTAAAGTTAGAATGTTAGATTTATCTGACAAAAATGATTTAGATATTTATAACGAAGCAAAAAAACTTCAAGAAGAAGCTTTTAAAGGTTCAACTCAACCTAAATACGAGAAAGCTGATTCTTCTGAGGAAAAAGATATTATCTAATTCTCTAAGAGAATACTCGCGAAAAAAAGTTGGGCCGGGAGACTGGCCCAGCTTTAAAACAAAAAGGACAGGATGAAAGATTATATAAAATATTTTTCTGGTTTAACTAGAAATTACGGTATCTGTAAAACAGATCAAGGCTATACTGATCCAGAAACAGGAAAGAAAAAATTTAAACATGAATGGTCTCAAATTAAAATTACCAATGAAGATTATGAAGATCATTTAAAAGGTATCAAATCAATTGGAATACAACCATGTACTGATGAAGGTACAGCAAGATTTGGTGCAATTGATGTAGACAAATATCCAATAGATAAAGAATTTTATTTAAAAATAATACAAGAAAAAGAATTACCTCTTATCCCTGTCCTATCAAAAAGTGGTGGATTACATTTATATGTGTTCACCACTGAATTTGTAAAAGCAATTGAGATAAGACAATTTTTAGAACAAATGCTTTATGTATTTAAATTATCTATTCAAACAGAAATTTTTCCAAAACAAACAAATTTAAAAGGATCAGATGAAAAAGGAAACAAAACAAATGGAAACTTTATAAATCTTCCTTACAACGGAAATGCTCGAAGAGCATTATCTCCAGATGGCACAGAAATGTCTTTAGATACTTTTTTAAAATGTATTGAGTTAAATGCAGTGACTAAAACTCAATTAAATGGAATACAAGAAAAACTTATTTCTCAAGAATTAAAAGGTAGTGGTGAAGAATTTCAAGATGGACCACCTTGTTTAGGTATTTTAACAAAAGAAATGATGAACGATAATAGAGATAGATTTTTATATAATTACATGGTTTTTGCTAAGAAAAAATATCCAGATAATTGGAAAGATAAAATTGTTGAAGCAGCTAGAAATTATTTTAAATTTGATTCTAAATGGACAGATGACCATGTTAAATTTAAAATAAAAGGTTGGGATAAGGAAACTAAAGGTTATCAATGCAATGGAGAATTACTTCAACCTCATTGTATAAAATCAGTTTGTGTAAAAAGAAAACATGGAATTTTATCAGATGGCAAAGCTGCATGGCCAAGATTATATGCACTACAAAAAATAAATTATAAACCTACACCAGAATGGAAATTTACTGTAGAAAAAGAAGATGGAGAAAATGTTCAGGTACATGCAAAAGATATTTATAAATTAGAAAGTCAAAAAGCTTTAAGAGCTTTATTAATGGAACAAGCTTTTACTGTTCCACCAAATATAAAAGGTAATGAATTTATAACTATAATGTCTACTCTTTTTGATAAAGAAAAAGTTGAAACAATAGAGCCAGCAGAAGGAACTAGTCCGACAGATATACTGTTAAAATATTTAGAAAAATATATTTATGGACCAAAAGCAACCACACATAAATCTTTTGAAAGTGGTAAACCATTAGTTGATGATAAATATGCATGGTTTGTTTATGATGAATTTTATTCTGATCTAAAAACAAAAGAATGGAAAACAGATCCACAAAGAACTTCTTATATGATAAAAGAATTATTTAAAAGTGAGGACAGAGAAAAAAAGGCTTTATTCAATAAAGCAAAAAGATTTCCAGGTAAGGATAAGGATAATAATTATTTTCCTCCTATAAAAGTATTAAGAATACCTTTATATTTATTTGAAGAGAAAAAAGATATTCAAGAAATAGTTGAATTTGAAGATGAAGAGGACATTATTTAATGATATATAAATACTATGGTCCTCCCGGCACCGGTAAAACTCATAAATTAATTAATAGAGCAAAAGCTTACGTTAGAATTGGAACTCCATTACATAAAATAGGTTATTTTGCATTTACTAAAAAAGCTGCAGGAGAAGCTAAAAAAAGAATGCCTGCAGAAGATAAAAAATTAGTTTACTTTCAAACACTCCATTCTTTTGCATTTAATTTATTAACTTTAAAAGAAGAAGATGTCATGCAACCATATCATTATGAAAATTTTGGTAAAAAATTAAATGTTAAAGTAAAATATTATGATCGTTATAATAAAGAAGAGTCTCATTTTTTAACTTGTGACAATCCTTATTTTCAATTAATTCATAAATCTATAAATAAATGTACAGATATAGAAGAAGAATTTAATTTAGGAGAGCATAATTCAAAAGAAGTTGAATTGTCAATGCTAAAACATATTTATGAAAATTATTTAGAATATAAAAAGAAAAAGAAATTAATAGATTTCAATGACATGATTGAAATGTTATTGAAAAAACAAAATAAAATACCTGAATTTGATGTTGTATTTATTGATGAAGCTCAAGACTTATCTCCTCTTCAATGGAAACTTTATGATATTTTAAAAAACAAATCTAAAGATATTTATTTAGCAGGAGATGATGACCAAGCAATTTTTACCTGGGCAGGTGCTGATGTAAATAGATTTATTAATGAGCCCGCAAAAGAAAAAATATTGCAGTATTCAAAAAGAATATCTAAAGCAGTTCAAGAGCAGTCAAAAATACCTATAGAAAACATTGTGGGTAATAGAAAAGATAAAACTTATTTTCCAAGAAATTATGAAGGATTATGTGAATATATTTCTAATTTAGATCAAGTAGATTTAAGCAAAGATAAATGGTTAATATTGACCAGAACTGTATCTAGATTATTAAAAATAGAAAAAGATTTAAAAAAGAAAAATTTATATTTTGAAAGCAAAAGAGGTAAAAGTATTAAGACGCGATTATATAAATCAGTAAAAAACTATGTACTTTTACAGCAAAAAATAGATTTAGAAGATAAATATTTAAAAGAAATAAAAGAATTTATTGGACATGATAAATTAGATTTAAATAAAGATTGGTATGACGCTTTTCAAAATGTAGAACAAGAAGATAAAGACTATCTTTTAGGATTATTAGAAGCAGGAGAAAATCTAGATGAGTCTGCAAGAATATGGACTTCAACTATACACGCTATCAAGGGTGGTGAGCAAGATAATGTTATTCTTTGTTTAGATTTAGGAGATAAAATTATAAAAGCGATTAAAAAAAGTCAGGAGAAGGAAGATGAAGAACATAAAGTTTGGTATGTTGGAATAACACGTGCAAGAAATAATTTGTATAAATTAAAAGCAAGAAAAGAAAGGCAAGGATACAAACTATGATGAAATGTTTTTATTGTAATGCAAAAGTAAGATGGAACAATGATTTTGATACTGAAGACACATACCCAGATTCAGATCATAATATTGTAAGTATGTATAACTGTGATGAATGCGATACTTGGTATGAAGTATTTCATCAAAAAAAGGAGAAAAAAGATGACAAATAAAAATATGTTTGACAGTGCATTTCCACAAAACAAGCAGATAGGGGGAAATCACTACAAGAATTTTCACATTCAACCCTATGAGTTTATTTCAAAAAATAATCTCTCATTTTTTCAAGGGAACGTAATTAAGTACGTTTGTAGGTACTTGCAAAAAAATGGAATTCAGGATATAGAAAAGATAATACATTATTGTGAATTAGAAATAAAGAAGATGAAAGATTTAAATGCTAAAAGAAAATGAATATAAAAAATATTGTTGGAGACAAGTTAGTTTATCAATTGCAGCAGCTGAAAAATTAGAATCTTTATCTGAAAATTTTAAGTATGGTAAAAAATTAAAAAAAGCTAAAACCGTAGAAGCAATGGCATGGCAGTATAATATTATTAAAGGTACTAACAGGGCTATTGTTTGGAAAGATGGAAAGTTTGAGGTCGTAGAAAAATGAACATATATACAGAACTTATTGGTCTATCAATAATGACCATATTTATATTTGGATTAATATAATGGAAAATAGATTATTTTATCATAGAAAAATTGATTTTAGAATATTGAGGCAAACTGAAAAAGCAATTTTAGTTAGTATAATTAGTTGCAATAGTAGCAATCTTCAAAGTTTTTTATATCTTCATGAAAGAGATTATCCAGGTGTAACTAATCTTTTAGAGTTATGGTTTCCTAAAAGTTGGATTAAAAAATCAGGGGATAGTTTTTATATTTGGGAAAAAGGTTTGTTAAAAAATGTAGAAAAATTGATTCAAAAAAGAATTAATAAAATAATAGAATCCGAAGTTGAATTAGCAGAAGGATTGATTGAAGAAGCTGATTTAATTATGGATAAAATCAATCAAAAAAATAGGACGGTACATTAATGATTATGCCAACTACAGAATGGGTCATGCCTCAGGAATTTCCTGATTTAAGAAATGCAGAAGAAATAGCAATTGACTTAGAAACACGTGATCCAGACTTAAAGAAACTGGGATCAGGGTCTATAATAGGTAATGGTGAAGTTGTAGGCATAGCTGTAGCTGTCAATGGTTACAAAGGATATTTTCCAATAGCACATGAAATAGGACCAAACTTAGATCGTAAGAAAACTTTAGAATGGTTTAAAGATATTTGCGCTTCTCCCGCTACAAAAATATTTCATAATGCAATGTATGACGTATGTTGGATACGTAGTTTAGGTATAAAAATCAATGGTTTAATAATAGATACTATGATTGCATCTTCATTAATAGATGAAAACAGATTTCAATACACTTTAAATTTTTTATCATGGCAGTATTTAAATGAAGGAAAAAATGAAACAAAATTATTAGAAGCTGCAAAAGAAAGAGGATTAGATGCTAAAGCAGATATGTGGAGAATGCCTGCTATGGAAGTTGGAGCATACGGGGAGAAAGATGCTGAACTAACTTTAAAACTTTGGCAGAAATTAAAAAAGATAATTATTGAAGATGATATACAAGATATATTTAATCTTGAAACTGATCTTTTCCCTTGCCTAGTTGATATGCGCTTCCTAGGCGTCCGGGTAGACGTGTCCAAAGCCAATCAATTAAAAACAACACTGGCAGTAAAAGAAGAAAACCTACTACAACAAATAAAAATAGAAACAGGATTAGATATTCAATTAATGGCTGCAAGAAGTATTGCACCACTTTTTGATAAATTGAAATTAACATATAGTCAAACTGCTACTGGTGAACCATCTTTCACAAAAGGTTTTCTTGCTAATCATAAACATCCTGTAGTTCGTATGATAGCAGAAGCTAGAAAAATAAACAAGGTTAGAACTACATTTATAGATTCAATAATTAAACATGAATATAAAGGCAGAATTCATGCAGACATAAATCAAATACGATCTGATGATGGTGGTACAGTTACAGGAAGATTTAGTTATTCGAATCCAAACTTACAACAAATACCGGCACGTGATCCAGATACAGGACCATTGATTAGAAGTTTATTTATACCTGAAGAAGGTTGTAAGTGGGGTACATTTGATTACTCGCAACAGGAACCAAGATTAGTTGCACATTATGCTTTAGCATTTGGTTTACCTTCAGTAAATGAAATTGCAGACTCATATGAAAATGATCCTTCAACAGATTTTCACAAAATAGTTGCGGATATGGCATCCATTGACAGATCACATGCCAAAACAATTAATCTAGGTTTATTTTATGGAATGGGTAAAGCTAAATTACAAGGAGAATTAGGAGTTACAAAAGAAAAATCAGAAGAATTATTTAAACAGTATCATGAAAAAGCTCCATTCGTAAAACAATTAATGAATAAAGTTATGAGTAAAGCTCAAAGTAAAGGACAGATAAAAACTATATTAAACAGAAAATGTAGGTTTCCAAAATATGAGCCTATATTATCTGGATCTGATTGGGGACACTTTGTACCTGCAGAAGATGAAGAACGTATGAAAGAATTACAAGAAATGGGTCCGGAGCTTAAAGACTTTGAAGGTAAAGTTCTTACTGATAAAGATGGTAAACCATTAAAAAATTATTGGCACAATAATTCAACACGTAGAGCTATGACTTACAAAGCTTTAAATAGATTAATTCAAGGATCAGCTGCAGATATGACTAAGAAAGCAATGGTTGATTTATATAAAGAAGGTTTATTAGCACATATACAAATTCATGATGAGTTAGATTTTTCTATTGAATCAAAATCACAAGCTGATAAAATAAAAGAAATAATGGAACATGCAGTAGAACTAAAAGTTCCTAACAAGGTTGATTATGAATACGGTCCTAACTGGGGCGAAATTAAATAATATGAGGAACTATGGCTTATTTAAATGCGAATATACCACCAATCTATTGCAAAATAAGGAAGGAGTATCTTTATGACTTTACCGGACATCATGGAGAAAGTGAAGACTGCGTTGTCTTCGGCTTATCAAGCATTAGTGGCAAAGCGTTATTATTTCATATTATGTTACCGAATGGTGCGGTCTTTTATAGATTGCCTATTTCAGCGTTTTTCCAAAAACATCTTTCTAGATCCGAAGTGCCGGATATGTCAGTCGACACATTACAACTGTGGAATTGTTTTAGCTATTATCCTAGTGTGCATTGCTTTGATTGGTTGGCTGGTATAAGCGGCAAATTTAAAGCAAAAGATAAAAAATTTTACAAGGGTCAATACTTATTTACGGTTGACTGGGCACATCCAGAGACTAATATACTGAACACGGAACATTCTGAAATTCCGCAAGAACATAAATGTGCTCACATAATGGCACTTGAAAACGGTAATTATGCAGCGCAGCCAAACAATAGAATCATTTGGCATGTGAACAGTTATACCACCGATAAGACCTGGCCTGACTACAAGGTGCAAAATACAGTGTGGGAAGTAGAAGGTGCGGACTGGGTAACGGAAGATTCTGACAAAATGTTTTATGACATTGAAACAAATTTTAATGGAGAATAAATATGAAAAAATTTTGTAAAAATTGTGACCACAGATGCCATTGTGTTGGTGAAGGTTATTATGTAAATGTAGATAAATGTGATGCATGTATTTGTGAGAGATGTGAATGTGGACTTGAAATATTAGGTGCGCCAAATAAAAAAGGTTTTTTTGCAAAGCTTTGGCAAAAATATGTGGACTGGATATTTTTAGATTGGAGTAAATAAATATGTCTAAGATAACAGAAGATACATCAGTAAAAACAGATATTAAAACTATTGGTTCACTAATAGCTGCAGCAGGTTTTGCTGTGTATATGTATATTGGTATGACTAATACTATTAATACATTAGAGACAAGACTTCAGTTAATGGAAGCAGATT